AATTTCACAGTTGCATCTTCGTTTGCTAATGGACTATACTGATCCATCAACGCGGAACACAAATCTAAAGGAAGATCAGTTTTGATTGCAATAATTGCTTGATTAATGGTAATTTCAGCTAGAGAAGATTGGGATGATGTTTGTTTTTGCATGTTCAGTCATATTAATGTGTTGTTCCCACATTGCGGCGTCTTCTAAATTGTAGAAGATCGCTTCTTGGCGGGAGGTTTTCTTCTTCTTGTTTTTCATCCACACAACTGCGTACTTCATGATAATATTGAGGGTAAACAACGATGTTAACATAGTGACGACCCCACCGTGAGTTTGCACTCTCGGGAAGAGGAATGTCTTTGAAGCAAATAGTAATGTAATATTCGCTTATGAAAGAGACGTAACCACATGTGTTATGATAGCACACTGGTTGAAGCAATTCAAACGGTGGTGTTCTCATCTTTGACAGGAAGGGCAGGTAAGCTTAACACTTGTTCCAAACGTTTATTTTGTCTCAAACAATAAGACAATTGTGCTTGCAATGCCGCTTCATTTTCTTCATGTCTGTCAACGATCTCTAGAAGATTTTCTACTGCTGATCGTAGAGATTGAATCTCTAACATCAGGTTCTCATCAATGTTCATTTCACTCGAAAAGTTACTGTGTACTCGTTATGATCATAAGAAACAAATTCTAATTTGTCAGGTAGTCTAGAGACTACACAATGTTCAAACTCTGTAGGATATTTCTCATGATAAAAATCATATTCCTTAAGTCCTCCTTGCTCTGCCCATTCTACTGGAAAAATACCAACAGTGTGAGTTTCGCCAGATTTCCACTCTTGAAGAACTCCATGATTTTCAATTAAAGACGAAAGTCTTTCTACGATGTGCTGATCCATGTTAGATTAGTGAAATGTTAAAACTAAATGTGATGCGAGGAGAATTTCCTTCATAACGAGGAACTTCATGCTCCAGATCTGGAGGAAAAATTATAATGTCACCATCACTTACTTCTATAGTAAGATTATCTCCCATCCTTATATTAGCAAAAGGACTATCGCAAAGATATTTATTATATCCCATTGATGAAATAATAGAGGCATCACGATTCCAAAAAACAGGACTACTAGCGTTACGATAAAAGTAAATACCAGACATAATTATTCCTGGTTCACAATGGTGATGCCTCTCTTGATAAGATCCATTATGATATACATTATACCATAAATCTTTGACATATGTCGATGGGATGTTTAATTCACCAATTACTTTATTGGATAAATCATATCTTAACTCGGCAATGTCAAAGATTTCTTCATCTTCATGAAATGTAGTATAGAGATTTGAAGACCAATTGTCTGGTGAATGATCAATCATAGAAGTACAATCATCGAACAAATGAATGTACTTCTTATGACTTTTAAATGGAAAATGTCCTATAAAAGTAGGAAAAACAGGATTCAACCTCATGCAAACTCCGTAGCGGCAACACCTTTGACAAAGATAGAGTCTACAACACGTTGAAGACGTTTCTCTGTCTGCTTACCATAGTTAGTAAAGACAGGAACAGTGACAAAACCAGTACGCTTACGATAGAATTGCAATTGACCAGCAGGAATCTGACCAGAAGCAATGTCAGCAGCATCTTGACGATCAAGACGGATGACACGACCGATGGTTTGTGCCATCTCAATCACAGGTAAATTGCGAAGCAAAATAGTGTGAGTGAGACCAGGCACGTTGATACCTTCAGACAGAATGCTGTAGTGGAACATGATAAACTTACGGTTGGGATCTTTGCCCCAAGTATCAAGAGTGTCAAAGAACTCTTGACGACCAACTTTAGTTTTGTTCACATAAGCACCATGCTTACTAGTAATGTGCAGCACATCATAACCACGATCAGCAAACTCCTGCATTACATTAGTGCCAGTGAGTAATGCCCACAAAACACGAGTGTTAGGAGCAGCAACCAAGATTTTTTGTGCTGCATTATCATCTAGTTTCTTGATGATGTCGATCAGAACCTCACGGTCATTCTCTGCAGCAAGCAGAGACTTGTTACGCTCGATGTCAACAACGTGTGGCAGAATAGTAGGCGGGATGATGCTACCATTGTTGACAAGTTCAGGAGCAGGAACATTGATTAGTTCTGAACCATACACATCAGTATTGTTCATACTGATAACACCACCACGATACTTGGGAGTGGCAGTGAAATAGTATGCTTGCTTGGCAGTCAGTGAAGCAGCAGCAACTTCTTTGAAGAAATCGCGGCGAACAGAATTGTGTGCCTCATCATAATAGATGGTGTCAACATCAATACCTGCTTCATTGATACGACGCAATGAGTTGTAGGTAGTAAAAATCAGTTGGTGAGTGTTAGCAGCATCACACACAGCATCATGACAACGAATTTTGTCGATCTTGGTGGTGCTGTTACCATCGACCTCACCACTGTGAACATGCAAGGTGCAAACATCAACCTTACCATTCAGTTCAGCAAAGAACTCTTCATACAACTGCACTGACAGCAGAATGCGAGGAGAGACCACAACGATAGTTTGTGGGCGATCTGCCTGCTGCAAACGACGCAAGGTGTCAAGGATCATCACAAGGGTCTTGCCACCACCTGTAGGGCAGGTAAGGCGACCACGGTCTGCACGAAGCAGAGCGTTGAGCATACGCTGCTGGTGTGGGCGAAGGGTGAAGGTCAAATGATCTCTTGCGTCGTTAAGACAATTATAGTGCATGAAAAAAGGGGTGTGCGACCCCTTGTGACACTTATTAATTGTCTACCTGATCCACCGATGCAATGTCACAGACTGGAACCTCATGCTCACCTGCGATCAAATACCAATGCATCATTTGACCATGAAATTCTGGATGTGCAGCATATTCAGTAGTATATTCACGTTCTCCCAAATATTGTACTTCATCATCAGGAAAAGAATGTTCTCGCAACATCGCTTGCAATTGCATGTGCTTTAATTCATGCTCAAGAGGGACTTTCATAATATTTCGCAAGTAACCGTATTATAGCACCGATGTCAATCTTCTGGTTTAGTTCCATGTGGAACAGTATAATAATGTGCTAACTCATCATTAGAATAACATACAGTTCCTTCAGAGATTACACATGTAAAAATATAGTAATCTGGATCTCCATCAGCATTCTTTGGGAAGTTGTCAAATGCATAGTTTACTGCTTCATCATCAGTATCAAATTCTATGTACACAAATTCATTATGAAAAATCTTTCGATATACGTCATCATCCAAATTAAACTTATATGCAGCATAAACTTCTTTTAGTTTTTCTACATCAGTACAGTTATTTGGACCTGTCATTCTCAACATTAAATATGTCTTGCCTGTTTCTCTAGTCGTATCTTCTAGAAAAGTTAAAAAATCTGATGCTTTCATAATTAACCCTCTACTGTATATGATGCAAAATCAAAATCTAACATTTTTTCGTCTAATCTATATTTTTTAATAGTTTCTGATAGTTCACGAGCTACTGTTTTACCAAATTTATCAATTTGAGATTTTCTTGCTTTCATTTCGGTCAGTTTTTCTGCCATAAGTTTATCTGCAGATGATGAATGGATAGTTGTTATAACAGACCAGAATGCATCCGTAGAAAGATATTCTAAATCTTTAAGTTCATCATCTACAGCCCATTGGTTAGGATCAATTGGAAATGGCATTTCAGACAAATATGCCAACCATTCAGCACGATCCTCAAATTGATCTTCTGTTTTTGGAATACTTCTCAAAGCAGCACGATATGCTGTCCATTGTTCTTTATGTTCTCCAGCATAATCTGGAAGCATTCTATAATCACTGACGATTAGTAAATTATTTCTTTCTCCTTTTCTTTGTGAAAATTGATATTCAGCAAAATTGTCAACTTCGGCAATATTTACTAGATCAGATTCTAGACTCATTGCCTGTTCTTCTGTGCGAATCCAACAAACTGCCTTTGCAATTTGAAAAACTTCAGTAGCTTCAGTATATGTTAGTTCATTAAACTCATACTTTCTATTTGTAACTGTTTTTGTAGCAAAATCAAATTTAGAAAGTAATCTTTGACAGAAATATTCACCATCATTAAAAATTGCAAAAATTTGCAATTTATCTCCTTCATTATGCCACACAGGACTTAATGCTTCCTGTAGGGCAGTAATGTGCTGATCTTTCAAAGTGAGAGTTGTATATGTACCATCTCCAAGACGGAACAGACATAATTTATCTGGAATGTTGAGCTCAAATATAGAATGCCTTTCATCCGCTGGGTCAAGCACGGCATCTACAACAAAATCATCCTCATTGAAACCTTGGTTTAATTTAAATTGTGCCATATTAAACGACTTGTATGAACCATCCTGTCAAAATGTATTTAGTGCCAGACAAAACTGTATTGCCTTTATGAACGTGAGTGAGACCTGCAGGAAAAATAACTACAGTTCCTTTTTCTGGTTTAATTCTTCTTTTCTGGTACAAAAATTCAGTTTCGCCACCAGCATCATCATCTAGATCATTGAGATATATCATCCAAACTAACTCTCGATGTTTCATATCGAAAGAACCAGATTCATAATGCCATTGATGATATCCTCCACCTTCTTCAGTTTTCTGCATCTTGATATCAGGATTCATCATAT